CATCTCTTAATTGAACCGTTACTGGTATAGCAGCGTCTTTTGTACTAAAGAATATATCAATAGATGTTAAGAATACACCACCTTCATCATCAATTAAGAAAGTTTGAGCAAGTGGGTCATGGTAACCAACTTGTCTTTCTTCCGTTCTTGTAGATGTTCTCGTAATAGTCTGACTTTCTGTTACACTTCTCATCTCAACTCTTGCTTCTCTACTTGAAATGATTGTTTCTCTAACCGTTTCTAACATACCTCTTGCAACGTATTCAACGTTTGCAGCTGTTTCTACGTTTGCGTTTGTTAGACTATTTGTAGATGAACTTGTTAATCTGAATAATCTTTGACCTGTTCTCCATCTAGGATTTGAACTAGTTTTAGGATCAGGTATTGCAAATGTACCTTCAACTTTACCATTAGCGTCTGTAACTAGATTACCACCCAATGCACCACCTGATGGTGTTACGTAAGATGTAATATCTATGTTATCAAAGAAAGGATAAACTCTAGTATTAGGTTTTAATCTTGTTGCAGTAAATGATAATGTTCTACTTCTAATAAAAGGAACAAATGCGATTGAAACTACTCTATCACCTACGGATGTTCTTACCGTTTCAGGTACAGCAACTGCTCTAATACCTGTTCTTGTTTGTGATACTTGTTGAGCAGTAGTAACTTCTTCTTTGGCCATTACTCTCCAACCATGACCACCTCTTTTTCTATATGTGCCTACGTTTCTTCTTTCTGTTTCAACTGGTCTTCCTGTCCATGTATCTTGCCATGAGTTCCAGACCGTTGACATAGGAAATTCAGATAACTGACCAGAGTTACCAGAGTTTTTAGTTAAGTTATCCCAACTACCATTAGGATTGTTGATAACTAATTCTGGTGCTCTTTCTGTTTCTTTCCATTCGTCACCTGGAGGTGTCAATTCTATTGCACCTACCCATGTAAATACACCAAATGGGTTTACATTGATAGCCTTACTTGCATAAGGTTGATCTATTAATGTTTCTTCAGTATATGGTAAAGTAATTAGATCGCCAGTTTTTTGATAGTTATGTGCTGTTCTATCGTCAGCTACTATTGCAGTTCCGTCATCATCTGTTTCAACTAATGATATAGCGTCTTCATGGAATGTAGGTCTTAATTCACCGTTTGCATAGTCAATAGCAACTTTGTAATCATTGTTACCTACATCACCTATATTGTGACCTGTAAAGTTATCTACAACGAAACCATTTTTAAATCTATCAAAACCATTTGAGTCTTGTATTTGTAAATTTTGTGCAGCTGTTTCTAATAAAGATAATTGAGTGTAGTATTCAGCATTTTCAATTCTTTTTTCTATTCTACCAATATCTCTCATTGTATATCGTTTGTTGTCAACGTGTTCTATACCAACATCAGCAGTATCTAATGTATATGCAGGTAAAAATAATGTGTATAGGTGCATTGCGTTATCTAAAGTACCTGGTACTCTAGGTTCTAATGAACTTGCACCTTTTAATATTTTAAAGTTACCTTCTTTATCTAAAAATACTTTATCAACTCTTCCTAAATAATATTCAAAGTCTGATCTTACGTCTGAATTAAATTTGATAGGTTGTACAACTGAAGCACCAGTACCGTCAAATGATCTATCTTGGTTACCAGAATTAATTGTACTTGCGTCATCAACTCTAGGTCTAAAGTCTAAACTATCTCTTAACTCGTATCTGATACCTGTATTATTTGAAGTGTAAGCAGGAATGTCTTCGTAATTTATTGCTGAGTATGAGTCAACATCAAAATAATCTCCTGCACTATGAGAGTAATAGTTAAAGTTTACAAGTAATCTACCTGTTGGTGTTAACTCACCAGTTTTTAATTTTATTCTACCTACATCATAGAAGTTATCTCTTTGACCTGTATCTAAATCAAATCTATCTGTAACGTCTGTATGTGATGTTGTTGCAGCCGTACTAAAGTCAGGCGCCATGTAAATTGAATTGATAGCAATAACGTCTGCTTTTGCTAAACTTATTGTGCCACTTTCTATTGTTGCCTGTGTAGCAACAGCAAGTGTTTCATTACTATTAAGAGTTTTTGTTTTAGAAGTACCTATCGTTTTGTTTAACGTAACTAATGCTTTAACATTGTGGGCAGCATAGTTTGCACCAAAGTCAATTGTTAAAGTAGTTTTAGCACCATTCAATGCAAATATAGCACCACCTTCATGGTTGTTACCTGTTAAACTTAATACATCTCCGACAGCACCTGCCGAACCAGAACCTGTACTTGTAATTGAGATAGTGTAATCACCCTCTGCTAAATCAGCAAATGTTTCATTTACGCCAGCAGAGAATGTAGCGATACCATCACCAGTTAGTGTTTTGATTTCGTGTTTTCTAAATGTGTAAGTTGTATCTGAAGCATTACTATTTGAAGTAGTCTTTAATGTTTTAATATTTTCATATGGCAATTTAAATATAGAAACATTTTTTTCAGGTGATTGTATTTTTGTTCTTCTTCTTTGTGCAATTGTTTTTGTTGATACGTCTGATCCACCAACAGCAGCTGATAATGTAATTGAACTATTACTTATTATAGCTTCTACTAATCTTGTTAATGATGTACCACCATTTGTTGTAAATGATATTGAATCACCAACAACTAATTCGTCTGTAAATCTTGTATTGAAACCTGTAACAGCAGTACCACTATTTGCAACTGATAACGTACCTGTTAAAGTAGTATTGTCACCACTTGTAGCGTCTAATGATGTATCAGCAGTAAATGTAGGACTACCTGCCATTGCAAGTTGTTTAACAGCAGTAAAATCATGTGAAGTTACACCTTTAAAACCTACAGCGTCTGCTTGAATAACTGCTGTGTTACTTGATGTGCCACCTGTTATTGTTTCGCCAGCAGCAAAAGTACCTTGTACGTTTGATACTATAACTACAGCGTGTGCAGCTGCACCACCTGAAGTGTAAGTAGTAAATGATCCACTATTAATTGAAGTTGTACCGTCTGTGTCGTATAATTCAAAATTTGATGCCGATGGATTTCTAACCGTATAAACATTATTGTTTAATTCAGTCATTCCACCAACACCTGTAATTGTTACTTGTTGACCTTCTTTAAATTTATTTGAAGATGTAACAACACAAGGATTAGCTTTTGTTGCAGCTGTAATTGTAGCACTTTCTGTAGTAGATACAGATTGTACGGTTGCAGTTGCACCAGAAGTACCACCAGTTACCGTTTCACCAGTTGTAAATGCTTGTGCAGTTTTAACGTTTAAGTGGGTAAATAAAACTATATCAAAAAGATAATTTTTATAAACAGCACTTGTTAAACTAGAACTTGAAAATATGTTTGATGTTGCAGTACCAGAAGAATATTCAAACCCTCTACTTTTTGCTCTACCGATTGTAGTAATACCTGAATTTGATCCTGTATTTGCAGTACCACGTGAACTTGTTGCTGTATTGTGTAAAGTTAATGCTTTAAATCCTTCTACACCTGAAGCAGTTGAGATGTCAGGAGAACCATAAACGTTTGTTACGTTTACAAAATTACCTACATCAAATCTTGTATTGAAATTATTTTGTGTATCAAAATCTCTTGCCTTATCAACATTGATAAAAGTTGTAGCGATTGTATCTATCTCATAACCTTTTACATATGCTTTTCCTGGAGAGAATCCTACTGCAAGTTTAGTAGCGTCACCACCATTACTTGAACTATAGATACCTCTATTAGTGCCTGAAGATAAATGTTCTCTAACATCTATATCAAAAGGTTTTACAACGTAGTCACCACTTTCGTCAAATGTTCTACGAGCAAGTGTATCTTCTAATACAGCATATTCAGTTGTTCTAACTTTATTTTGTAATACACCACTTGACAATCTTAACAATTCATAGAAGTTACTATCTTCAGTATTGTTTAATGCTTTCTTGCCTAGTGTTAAAAGTATTTTAAATCTGTGAGCGCCAGGAGCGTTTGAGTTTGATACGCCTTGTGCGTTATCGTTTAGAGATGTATCATCGCCAGGTGTAACAAAAGATTCTGTTACTGATAAACCAATTCTATAACTAGGAGTATCTGAATATTTTTCAAGTATTAAAGTTTGTGCAGATACTTGAACATGAAAACCATTTACGTAATATACACCTTCTTTAATCTGTGCAGCTGATCCTGTATGACAAGAAGCAACTACAGCAGTTGGACTGCCTGAAGCAGTTGATGTTATTGTTTCACCATGTGTAAAAGCAATTTGTGCTCCGTCAGAAGCAGTATTGACATATTTAACAAATAGTGTATCTGGATCAGTACCATCTGTAGCAACAGCGTTTACAACTTTAGCAGTAACGCCTGAAGTAGCACCTGTTAGTGTAGTGTCAACATATGTATCTACACTTGTAGCAGTTTTAGATGTTAACTTAACAGCATAGTATTTTAAATCGTAACCAATTTCACCAGGAATGACCATTGCACCTTTTTCAAAAAGGTGATCTGACATTCTTTCTACTTGATTTTGTAATTGTGTTTGAGATTGTGTTAATTCTCTAGCTTGAACAGCAAACGCAGGTCTAAAAAGAACTCTATGGAACTTCTTTGACTCTGTAAAATCGTCATAGTAAGGACTGACATTAAAATCAGTTGGACTTGGCATTATTTTCCTCTATATTAAAACTCAATAATGAGTTTGATGTTTTCAGTTTGGTCAGTCGCTCTTGCAATTTTTGTTCTATTCTCAACGTATAATATTTCTCCAGTATCATGTTTCAATTCAGGAGCAGCATAACCTGCTGTAAACGAAACATTGTTTACGGTTGAAGTAGTGTTTTGAGGTGTACCTGTAGCACTTGATGTTTGTCCTGTGATTACATTGGTACCACTAAAAGCAGTAACGTTACCATTTGTATCAGCGCCAGCGTCATTGTGCCTTGTCTGAATATAATATAAAATTTTATTTGTGGCATCCCACTCAACAACTTTACCTACAGCACCT